GGATGGTTAAGGACGCGGCGGGGGGTGAATACCATATCGCTCACAGCTGAGCCTAGTGTCTCTGCGGCACTGGGTTACAGCGGGGAACGGTGGGGTCATTCGGGTGCCTATCGCGATATTTGGGTCTTCCAGTTGGGGACTCAGTTGTCGCGGGGGAACCTCCGCCGCTACCTTACGGAGACGGTTCGCCTGGGAGCTCAGGTCCAACATCATGGGATGATGGATGCTATGTTCCTAGGTGACGTCCGTGTGGCTAAAGTGATGAACATCCTCCTAATGGATGGATGTGAAACCATTTTAGACATGATTCTAGAGAATGGTTGGTCCTTGCCGGCCGTGCCTCTTGTGGCCCCTGAAAAAGGGCTCAAGGTGCGCGTCCCGACGCTTGGGTTGACTGCTGCCAATATTGTGCAGCAGGCCTTCCGTAAGGCGGCGGACCACTTTCTCTTGAATGATCCTCGGTCGTCCAAGTCCCTAGGAGGGGATTTGGATCAGGATCTGAGGGGGGAGAAAGGCAATTGGTACTCGCAAGACTTAAAGTTTGCGACGGACCTTCATGGCTTTTGGGCTCAGCGGGTACTCTATGAAGAAATTCTAGATTACGTGCCCGAGTTGCGCCGATGGGAAAGGTTTATACCTTTATTCTTCGGCCCGCGTCGGTTATATCAGCCCGACTCTAACAAGGAAATTATTGTTCAGAGTCCTCCGGTTCTCACGCATCGAAAGAGGACCCCCAAGCCAGGTGTAATACACCATGCTGGGGTTCCTCTGGCCATGTATGAGAAGTGCCTCCCGGGCGTCGACCTGTTTGAGGACGTTGAGCACGAGGTAGCCTCATCATCGACTATAGTCTTTGATTTTTGGTTCCCTGAGTGGGGCAACGACCTCAAGGTCAGGCCTGACGTAGGTGTGGTCTCGCTTACTGGAGCGTATGAAGAGATGACTGCCATTTCTTCAAACGGTATCAAATTAGCGAGGGTACCCGCCGCCCTGGATGACTATATGTTCGGTCCAAACCCTCCCCGTATTCAACAGAATCCGGGTAAGTCGTCGACCGATAAAAGTCAAGCCGTTACTGAGGCTGACTTGCTGTCGTTTACCCGTGGGTACGAAGAGTTTATCCGCGCCGCTTGCACTCATGCTTGCGCCGTGGTTACAACTCGAGGTGCCATGATGGGTGAGCCGACGTCGTGGGCGGTACTTCCGCTCGTCACTTTTTATGCCATGGCCAAAGTCGGTAAGACTAAGGGCAAGACAACTGGTGACGATGCGCTTGTGCCGGGTATGACGCCTGCCCTTCGACAGCGTTATGATGCAGCG